GCAACCAGACGTAATGAATTGGTTTCATATGTGTAATCAAGCTTTTGTTCTTCAGTCCACTTATAACCATTTACTTCAAAATCAAATTGTTTTTGAGCTAATTTATCTTCAGCATCAAAACGCTCATTAATTTTTGGGATTAAATTTGATTGACCTAAAATGGTTGCTTTGTTGATTTCCTCCTCTCGTCTTTTGCTTCTAGCAACTGTTTCTGAGTCATATGTTGCCTGTAGCTGTTTAACTTCCTCAAGAGTTTTAGCGCGTGCCTTATATGCTTCATCTTCGAACTTCGAAAGATCGCCGATTGCTTTTGAGGCTGCTTCGGGGTTATCTCCTAAAATTTTACTAAGCTGATTATAGTAAGAGTCTTGTTTGGCTAAATGCTGTGAAGCTTTATCTTTGCCAAGCTTTTTCCCTTCATAATCCCACCCGATAAAATTTTTCCCCACGATTTTTTCTAAACTTCGATAGTCTAAATCATCATTAAGAAGAGCGGCTTTAGATTTGCTATAACTTTTATTAGTCATAACCTCTTGCAATAAAAACTTAGCTTGCGCATCTAAAGCATCTTGGGTTTGCTGGATTTTTCCATTTTTATCTAAAACACCTTGTCCCTGTAAGGACTGCATGAGTTTAGTTGAGCGAGTCTTTTGCCAAGAAATAAATCCAGTATTTGTATAACCATTATTTTCATCCTTATGGCTACCAAACATTGCCTCATTTCTAAAATCATTCTCGCGCCCAACTTGAGCTGTCATTACTCGTGCTTGCTTATCTCCCAATCCAGCATTACGGAAAGCCTGATATACACGAAGCATATTTCTCACTCGCTCATTATTCCCTGCAAGTAGAACAGCTTGTTTGGCAGACTCTTTGGTTTGCTTTCTTTTAGCTTCAGTTAATTTATCTTCTCGCTCCTGTTGTTCTTCGATGATCTTGAGATTTCTAAGTGCGCTATCAATTTCATCTTTAGACAAAATCGCACTCATTCCTTTAGCTTTTTGCAGTTCTAAAATGGCATTAGCTTGAGCAACGGTGTAACCTTTATCAAGCCATCCTGATTTATAGATTGAGTCAATAACGCTATCTTTTTGCTTGGCTTGATAATCTTGTAAAGCCTTTGTTGCCTTTTCAGCCTCACTAGCAGTATTCCCCAAAGCATCCGCTTGCTGTTGATGCTGAGCTGCTGCATTCTGGGCTTTATTACCGGTTAAAGTTACTTCAACACCGAAGATTTTTAACTTGTCAGCAGATTGAGCTGCTTTAACTGAATTTTGATCATATTGGGCAGCTTGCTTTTTAAGATTTTCATATAGTTCTGTAGGCAACTTAATTTTATTTAAACGCTCGATAGCTTCTGCATAACTAATAGTTCCTTTGCGTGCTTCTTGGGAAATATTTTCTACTTCCCTGTTGCCACGAGCATAGTTTTCTATATCAATTAATGCAGCTCCTACAGCAAGAGATGACTTACTCAAAGCTTCATTTTGGGCATTGAATGCTGCCGTTAAATCATCAACTGCCTTTGTTTTATCATTGCCAGCTAATTTCTTTAATGCTTCGTCTGTCTTTTCTGCAACTCGAGCCTGTTCTTCAAGCTTTTTATTAGCTTCAGCTGTGTTGTCTCGCATCAAAAGATATCCAGCTGCTAAACTTGCTACTGTAATCCCAATACCAACTGGACCACCAAGTAAACCTAAAAGCCGTGATCCTATCCCTACACTAGCCGCACCTGCCGCTGCCGATCTAGCTTGTGCTGTTGCCAGTGCACCTTCCGCTACTGCCAACTCTCTAGTAACTTGAGCCTCAATTTTCTTTAACTCAGCCATACGAGTTAATGTCGCTGTTCTGCCTTTTTCAGTAATTTGAGATTTAAGGCGCTGTACTTCTAGAGCTTTCTCAGCCGCAATAGCAGCTAAAGTTGCTTGAGTATTTGCAACAACGGCTTGAGTGCTAATTACTTGTTGAGCAGCAGCAGCGCGCTCGGCCTGAATTGCAGCATACTGCGTTACGGTTTGAGCAGCTAATTCCTTCGTTTTTGCAGCTACAGCAACACCTGAGGCATAAATTGCAGGAATGTAGGTTCCAAGCCAATAAGCACCACCAACCATCATTGCAGAAGTTAAAACATCTAGGTTTCCGGCTAAAGTCTGAATGTTGTCCGCTAAAACTTGTGCTGCACCTGAGCCCTTTCCTGACTCCCCAACAAATTTAGTAATCTCGTTGTTGAGCAGCGTCAAAGACTGTCCAATAGTGATATCGGTTTTTGCAAAGAGTGCATCAACATCTTTTTCTACATTTCGGAGTGCTTTTACAATCTCTTGAGATGTAATTTTCCCTTCAGCCGCAACTGAACGCAATTCGCCTACGGTGATTCCCATACCCTGAGCAATTGCTTTTGCTAATGCAGGGGTTTGCTCCATTACAGAGTTAAGTTCTTCACCACGCAAGGTTCCACTTGCTAATGCTTGTCCAAACTGAACTAAAGCAGCATCAGCTGCTGATGCACTCGCCCCACTGATAGCAACAGCTTTAGACACTGTTTCAGTTAAACGAGCAGTGTCATCCATTGTGAGATTAAGTGTTTTTGCATTATCACTAAAACGTTGATACACCTGCAATACAGAATCCCAAGCTGAATATGTCTTTTGAGCAATTCGGAAAGTGTCCTCAGTAGCCTTATTTAGCTCAACTTGGTTGTTAGTCACTAACTTAAGACGGTTCTGAAGGCCCGTATAAGTGTCCATATTATTAATGGCAGCACTTACAGTAACCAATCCAGCCATGTAGCCAGCAAGTTGGCGCGTTGCCACAGACAAACTATCCATTGATTTACTTGCAAAGTCTCCCTTGCGCTCAATGCTATCTAATTCATTGCCTAGATTACGCGCATTACGTTCAGCATTTTTTGAATCTATGACAATTACTAAACGAGATTCTTGTGCCATCTTACTTTCCTCTAGGCAATAAAAAACCCACTCAATGAGTGGGTTTGTGAATAAAGTTGCTTTACCAATCAGCATTAACTTTTTGTTGAGTTTTGATCTTTTCAGCCATTTGATCAGATGATTTATTTAATTCATCCATAATTATTTTAGCTGATGGATAATTTTCGGTAATAGTACGATTGGTTTCACTATAGCGAACTCCGCTAATTACCTGTGCTGGTTTATAGTGAGTAAGATTATCGTAACTTACTTTCATTTTCCCATCTTTTGTATCTACGCGCACTGTGAAATCTACTCGATCACCAGCAGTAACAGTCATACAATCAGCAAACCCAGAACAACGGTATGGCATATTACCTTTGCCAATAATTGAACCCGTAGTCTTATCTTCGTACTGAATTACTGCATTTGCTGAGCGAAAAGCTGTTGCAAACCATTGACGTGCGCCATCATAAATTTGGCCTTGCTTTAATCCATCTATTTGATAAACCTTTTCAAACTTTACAGGTTCTGATGGTTGCTGAGGGGTAGTAGCACACCCAACTAATCCCAAACTCAATAATCCAGTTGCCAATAATTTTTTCATGAATTTCACCGTTTGTTATAAAGTGTACTAACTTTAACAAACTGGTTACTAAATGTCACATAAAGCAAGACCACCCGAAGGTGGTCTTTTAAATCAGGCTATGCATGTAAAAGTTTTTCAGCACCAGCGGCCAAAAAAGCAGAACGAGTTTTAAATCTTTTATCTTTACCTACATTATCATCAATCTTGCGAATTAAACGGCTAGGTAAAGTTACGTTGATTTTTTCAGGCTTACCAAGATAACGACTAACATCCACCTCAGTAACAGCCCAGATCATGCCTTTATAATCTGGATCATCTACAAATTTTGCTAAGTCAGATGCTAATGGAATTTCTTCTCCATCTTCAGCAAGGATTTCTAAGTGGCCAGAAATTGCCTCTTTAACGTTCTCGATGGCTTCCTCTAATGTATCGCCTGCGCTAAAACATCCTGGAATATCTGGAACGGTGACACCAAAGGCCTCGGTGTCTGTACCTCTCTCAATAGCAATTGGATACAACATTGCACTCACCTCATGTACAAAATCGTACTGCGAAATAGGACTATATGAGTCTGATTGAAGCGGGTCACTTTAGACCCGCTTGCTTCAAAATGCTTTTAACAGTTCCGCTTGGTAAATCCTTTTTAGGATGCGGGATAGTAACTAATCCCTTTTTGGTTGGGTGTTTGAAGTGATGATGACTTCCTGAAACCCTAACCTCATACCAACCGTCTGCTTCAATCATTTTGATTAAATCCAGACTTTTCACACCGTCCCCTTATTAACTTGATGAGATAATTATAACCCTAGGGTTGTTTTCAGTAAATACCTCTAGGGTTATTTTTTGGTAGAATGCTTCATTTTTTTATGCGAATCATCAAGAAAAATATTATCCATAGCGAATATGCAGTCGTTAAAAATATCTCTGTCGACTGGTAGTTCATAATGATCACAATATGCAGATATAGATGAAATATCTAAGGCTAGAGGAATACCTTGCTCATAACGTCTTGAGCGTGAAATGATGTTATATGCCGTTAATATTGCATGTGAGGTAAATGAATATTCAGGCTTCTGGAATTCTTCTGGCTTCTTCAAATTTAAGGCTTGGGCGATTGCCGTTTGCTTCTGGTTGTAGTCACTCGCTTCTTGCTCTGAGTTGAACTTTGACCAGTTGTAGAGCTTGAGGACTTTCCCACCACTTCATCCTTATAAGAATCTGCTTCTTTTTGGATGTTTTCTGCTTCTTGTCTCACAAACAACCAGATTGCTACGCCAAGATCACCTAGATTCAACAATTTAATTGCATTTTCCTGCGAATATTCTGGTTCATACACAATCAATTCTTGGTTTTCGGTTACTTCTTCAAAAACTACGCCTTTCCAGTCCTCAATTAAATGGCAGGCTGCAGCTTCAAGAAGCAATTCATGATAGAGCTTGTCATCTTTACTAGCTTTACTTACGTCATAACCTTTAGATGTGATTTGGTTATTTGCTCGTTCAAGAGCTACTTGATATGGTTTATATGCGATACCTCGTATCTTAAATTCAGCTAAAACATTGCCATCGCCATCAACATACTCCCGCCATTTGCTAACTGTTTTACTGGTCTGAATGCTTACTTTTAAAGCCATTTTAAACTCCAAAAAAAGCAGCCCTAAGGCTGCTATCAGATTAATATTTAAGGCGCAGGAACTGCTGCTGGTGTACGAGTAATTGTTGGTGCTACTTCTACGACTTTATATTCGAATGAAGCATTTAAAAGATCTGAATTACCACCACTAGGTAATGGAGCTGTAATTTCAGCTTTAGGAATAAAAATTTCATATTTATTCCCATCTGTATCAGTGATTGGAACTTTTAATGAAATCGTTTTGTTAGTGAATTGCTTTTCATACATATCGGATGTATTGCGTGACCAAGCTGCGGTAAATGAACCTGTACCTGTTGCAAGCATTTCTAGGATTGCACGTGCATCAATACCACCACCTAAACAGCGTTGTAGCTGCATTGTGTTATCCCAATTAAATGTAAAAGCGGTCAAGCATGAAATCCCAGCTTGAGAAACGCCGTCAATTAAAATGTCACCTACAGAGACATTCGACATTTTAGGATTGTTATCTGCCGCTGTAATTGTTCCAGCCGGTGCTGAAGAAAAGTTTGTACGACCAAGAGCCATAAGGCCGAAAGTCATTGTAATTAAGCCAGCTTCAGGAATATCAATTCCAAAAGTGTTTACATGACACCCACGGAAAACATGGTAGTCATTAACATCTTCAAAGCCACGTAAAACAGAAAATGTTTGACGAAGTGTGCCACCAAAAGTTAATACATTTGACGACCAATTATTAAAAGCAGCTGCAGCCATTAAGTCTTGAACTAATGAACTGTACTTCGCTTCACATTTTAATTCCCCGGCATACTCTGCACCGGTAATCATTGATGAACGTGCAATACGGCCACTTGTGATTGAGTTAGAGTCTTCCTTTGTTACTGTCGCATCAAGGCCATTTTCAGTAAATTCAAAGGTCGTACGTACGAAGGGTGATGGTGTGGTACCAACAGTGGTTTCCTTCGCGATTTGTGTTATCTGACGTGCACCACTCGACATGGCTTTTACTCCTTATAGGCATAAAAAAACCACCTCGAAAGGTGGTTACTAAATTAGGAACATAAAAAACCGCCCTCAGGCGGTAACTTCTTTAAAACTTAATATCAATCATCCAAATCAACACTTACTCCAGTAACAATATTTAAATTTGGTCCATTTATGCTATTAACATTAGCGAGGCGAATTTTTACATCAGAAATACATAATTTATTAGACAACTGCCATTTACTTAGCTCCTTAGCCATTACATCTGCCAAGTGTCGTTCAAGCTCTTGTTTTTTAATTTCAATTTCTTCTAATGTAAGCATGCAAGACATATCAATTCACTCTGTATCCAATCGTAATATTATATTGAACAAAGTCAGCATCTTGACCGGAATAAATTGATTGTCCATTCAAACATTCTAAATGTTCGACTGAGAAATATTCAAAATGTGCCAGCAATGCATCACTAAGTTCTGTTATTTCCCTGTCTCCAGTATTAGGACGGGCAAAACATTGAATTAAGATATTCCCAGTACGGCGTGTACACGGCTTATTTCCTAGTCCAGCAATAAAACTTGGTCCTCCCGTAATGGTTAAACGACACCACACACCTTTTGTTGGTACCGTAAAACCTGGTGCATTTGGATACTGGATTCTATCTTGAGAAATCCCTGTAAAACTCATCATTCGGTCCACGATAGCTTGTCTAGCTTGCTCTAAAGTCATTGCCATTTTAGCCACCGTACTTTTGAGTAATATAAGTAAACGTTGTGCTATAAATGCCCTGCGGTGCTTGATCGGACCAACCGTTTTCTAAACGCTCAGCATATGGCTGATTGTTTTGAATATAGATCAAACTCCCTAACTTAAACTTAACAGCTTGAATCGCGGCATCTTGCACCGCATTTGTAGAAGGCTCTCGCACACCGTAATCACCAGATCCAATAGAAACAATATGCGATGCCCGATAAGCTCCAGTATCAACAGGACTTAGATTAACCAAGGATTGCACAGCATCCATGGTGATTTTTTTTACATGCTCATCTGCCTGTTTCTCAACTTCAAAACTAAAGCTGCTCGGCCTTGCTCCCTTCCACCCCATGTTTTTTAACCTCACTTGCTTCGAACATTTCAAAAAGGTCTTGAGCGATCGCTTGTATCGAATACGCTTCAAACTCAACACTCGGATCGCGCTCACCCATTCTCCGTTTTACTATTTGCCAGATATGAACGGCTTCATGTAAAAGCAATCCATAAACTTGAATTTGATCTTTATCTTCAGTATCACCGATCTGGACAATCGCATATGCACCATCAGAAAAAGTACTAACCTGTGCATCTGCTCCCATATCCAAAAATTGATCGGCTTTATCCATATCTTCAAATAACAAATCCATGTGTAGTTGATTTCGAGCAAGCGTGTACTGCACATGTTGGAATGGCGATATATACCATTCAGGAACATAATCAGAATTAACCATGGTTTAACCTGTTAACTCGGTAAAGGCGTTTCAGTCGCTTCTCTACCATCAAATGAGTTATGAATAAAAATGCCATCCTCATATTTGGGATGGCATTTGCAATGAAATGTTGAATGGTGTTTTAAATCATTTTCAGGTATCACCTGAACGCTGTCATAAACTTCAAGTGCAGTCCAAGTCATTTTTGCTCCAATAAAAAACCCACCGAAGTGGGCTTTGAATTATTCAAAAAGTGGTATTTCGCCTCTAAATTGTGGAAACTCTAATAATGCTATTGCTCTAATTTCCTCTGCCAGAACGGAATCACCATCATTATGTTTTCCAATATTAAGATAATAATTTTTATGATTGTGTATATGATAAATAATCCATTCACCTGTTAGTTTTCCGTTTTCTATACGATCCAGATATTGCTTACTAGAGCTTAAGTAAGCCAACTTTGAAACTTTTTCATTTAAAGTTAAATTGGGATCATTATAAATATCTATAAAATCCTTATAAAAATTGGGGTTTGAATTGATCTGACTCTTAATATTTAAAGACATTGAACTTAACCCGATTTGTTCAAAGTGTTTATGCCACAAACCCTTCAATGGCATATATTTAAACAGAGTAGGTGGTTTCATTCTTTTGTAATTTATATCTGGATTTTCTAAGTTCCTCATTTCACTTAAGATCATATCTATATTAGCCCCCCTAAAGAATGCATAGAACATTTTTATTAGGAAAACTGAAGTAAATCTTGATTCGGTAATTTCTTCAAAATCACTATTCATAACTAAATGGAAAAATAAATGAACTTCATCCTGAAGATGGTCATTATTGGCTTTTATATTTTCATATATTTTTTCGACTCTACTCATAATATCCCCCTGCTCAGAGGGATATTAGATCAAGTATTTAAACCTTTCTCAACTGACATTTCCAAATAGTTGCAGCGGGATCCTGTTGAATGTGTTTGACACGAAAAGTACCTAAGGCTGTTAGCCATTCATCATCTATTTTCGGCACCATGGTTACTTCATTCTGCAGCACTGTAGCCTTTTTATCTGTGGCCAATACTCCAAGCGTCTGAATCTCATATTGACTGTATGAGCCAAACAGAACGCCACGCCCTTCATAATGCTCAATGATGTTTTCCGAAGTATTTGTCTTAGGGTTCCAGTTGGTACTAATAACGCGGTCACAAGTAAAAGAATGAACGGCGTCAGCGAGGTCTTCATTAAATGCTTCAGCAATATCTGCCTGAATCTCGTCTCTTAAGCCCATTAGATTTTCCTGATAAAAAATACAGATTTTCTTTTGCTATACGGCTTGATCAAATCCAGAATGAATTGCTCGATCGCACTCAGTTTTACTGATCCATCCTGATATTCCTTTTCGGTCTCCACCGTATCAGCTTTGACTTTCTTACGTTTTAGTGCCTGTTCCTGCCCTTGATATAGATCACCTTTCATAATGCCTTTGATAATTTGATAGGAGGCAGTTTTTAAGGGTTCAGGTACTTGGGTAGCATCCTCGTAAGGCTTAACATTACGTGCTAATAGAAAAGCTTCTGACATCTGAAGGTATTGAGCCTTATCACTGGCAGATAAAGCATCAAAGCTTTCAACATGTTCTATCGCTTCTTGTTCAGTGATAAAGCCCATGGATTATTCCTTTGGAATTAATGCTAAAAGTTCATCTTTTTTAGCGCCTGGTTCAAATGCAATGCCTTTTTCAGTTAGTACAGCTCGAAGCTCATCTACTTTTAAACCTGAATAGTTAATTGGTTGTGGTTGAGTATCACTTGGTTTTTGGCCGTCTTCAGGTGTTTGATCACCTTCACCTGCTTCCAGTTCAGCAATACGTGCTTTCATTGCCTCAGGATCATTTTGAAAGGCAATAAATTCGCCCTTCACAGTTGCCAGTTGTTCTTCGAGTTCAGCAATTTTTGTTTCTGTCATTTGTTGTCTTTCCCGTGCACGGTTAAATGATGAAAGTCCCATATGTGGATCTCCAAAAAGATAAGGCGGTGTTACCCGCCTTTTAGTTATTTGATCTTGTGCCTGAATGCCACAATACGGATCTGTTTAGGATCGTAGACACGTTCCCAGTTACCGGCTGTAGCAAGACCGGCATTATTAGGTGCAATACCTGTATCGCCTGCCCATTTAATGCCACGAGGATGTAGCACAAAGTGACGGCGGTTAATAAGAATATCAGTACCAGCAAGGCTATCACGGTCTGTTTCTACACCAACCGGTGCACCAATATCTTGGAAACCAATTGCACCTTGACCAAACAGGAATGAAGTAAAGACATCACCCTCCACTGGCATACCGTCATCGACAATCACACGGCGATCCATAAAGGTTTTATAGAGCACCACACCATCAGCATCACGTACGGTTTCGATCAAACCTTGTTTAGCTAATGCAGCCATGGTTGCCGAGTGCATTGCAATAGCCGTTAATTTATCTACGGCATCACCCAACTTATAAGAAGCATCAACAAAAGATACACCATCAATTACAGCGGCAGCTCCAGTTCCAGCAGAAATATCGTGAGTATTTCCTGCCATGCTGGCCGCCCCGAATACACCTTTAAGGGTGTTTACGGTAAAACCTTGAAACTCACGCGACCAGTAATCTGCCACCAGATCACCAACCGCACCAAGTGGATCGTCACCAGATAATGCTTTAGCCAAATCATTAGCGCCCCATGCTTTACCACGTGCATGAAGAATCGCAATGTCCTTGCCTGAAGTGATGTTATTTACAGATAAAGGTTTTGAATCTGAAAGTACTTCTGACTCACCGCTTAAATCATTCCAGAATGGGATATTTACAGTTGTACCACCCTCTGTTCCGAAAGCTACATCTACATCTAAATCCCCAACAATGCCAGACTGCCATAATGCTGACCTTTCAGCAGTTTTATTTAATACGTACGGAGTGAATAACTCGGGTACGATTACATCAGCAATTTTTGTGTCGCCCATTAGGCTTTACTCCTTAAATTTTAATACCGTGTTTTGCCGCTAGCTCTTTAGCTAGTTGCGGATTTTCATTTCGTAATTGCGCCAATTTGGTCATATTTACCGAGCCATCTGCTTTGAGAATGTCTGGCTGACCTTTTGAATTGTTGCTACCTGGTGCGCCCATACCATTTGGTTTTGGCCAGAAATACGGTTTTTGCTCACGTAGAGATTCAACCCATTCTTTTGGCGATAATGCTGTTTGGCCATCTTTGCCGATGACCACTTCTCCGTTTTCATCAACTGCCACAGCTTTACCGTTTTCATCTAATGCAAATTTTGACTGAGCTAAAAAGGCAATATCGGCAGTAGCTTCAGGCAATGCTTCAAGTTCAACAGCAGCCTGTACAATTTGGCTTTGTATCACTGATTGCTTGAATTTTTGTGCATAAGCTTCAGCTTTATCTGCACGTTCTTTTTCGGCCTTCAGTAACTTTTCATGTTCTTCACGCATCTTCTCGGTACGCTTCTGAATCACTTCGTTAACCTTGCCTTCCGCGATTAATTTGGCCTCTTCATCCTGGTCAATTTGTGCAAAGACTTTTTTAACAATTTCAGGATCGATCCCTTCAAATTGTTTCTGAAGCTTTTGAAGTTCCAATTTTGCATTCTTAGCAGCATCTCGCTCGCTTTGAAGTGCAGATTTCAAACCTTTTGGATCTTCATAACCTTCCAAATCAAGGCGAAACTTCCCGTTTTCCTCAACATATAGAGCGCGGTGCTCTTCTTTGATTGCATCAAGTGAATCAACAATAAATGGCAATGACATGTTCAAACCTCTCGTTTGATTGGTGTGAAGCCTTATCTCAAGGCATAAAAAAAGACAGCCCTAAGCTGTCTAAGAAAAACCCCCATTAAAAATGGGGGTTAAGTTTCAGATTTAATTATCAGTTTCAGGCTGATAATGTTTTAAAAGCTTATGATCAAAATCTTTTTCATAAAGTTTTCCATCTTTATCTGTCCATACAACACTTACTTCAGTCGCCCAGTCATCCTTGCAAACTGTCATTACAGCACCACCAGAAAGTAATTGGACAAGATCACCATTTTTGAATTGAGTTGTTTGCATAACTTCTCCTAAGCAATTGATTAGTATGAACTGTCTTATTATAAGAAAAAACCCTAAAAACTAGAACAATCAACCATCTAAAGCCTGCAGTTCTTCTAAACTATACATACGCCCTTCAGGATCGAAGAACTTATCAAAATCAAATTTCCCTTCCTTGTAGAGCTTGTAACGCTTCGGCCCTAGCCACTCTTTTTGGAAGAAGTCATCTGTCTTTTTGAAGAACTCTTTAAATGTAGTGTTGGCATCTAGCTGCCCTATTAATTGGCTTCGCTCATCTTTTGAAATGTCTTTAACTCGACGTTCGTCCATAACAAATGGCCGTTCACCAACTAATTTCCCGTCTTTCTCTAGAGGTACCAGAATACTTCGGCAATTAGGATGCAACGGCGGTACACGCTTTGCCGGATCGTTAATCTCCCATACGGAACCATCAAGAGTTGCACAAAGTTTTGAAGTTCTTCCATCTAAAGTTGCTACCAGTCTTACGTATTCAAAGCCAATCTGGTTAAAGCTATTTAGATATACTTGATTGGCTACATGACTACGAACTGTTCTCACCGTACGGTCAATATCAGACTTTGAGCCACTTAAAAGCCCATCCTCATAATTAAGCCGTTTGGAACCACGAATACGCTGAACAATTTCCTGATTAGTTTTACCTGAGTTAATGCCATCCCGAATTGCATATTCAACTTTTTGGCGAGCAGTTTCAGCAATTTTGGAAAGTAAATTATCAACTAATGCTCCACCTACTAAGGGTACTTTTTTAGCTGCTGTATATAGCTTTTCACCATTTGGCTTTTTGATTTTGCCGCCATATAGCTTCGCCGTGTAATTCGCTTCATATACTGCCAACGCTGTGGCAGAAATGGCAAAAGCTTCAGGCAAGGAAGTATTTAGTCTATGGAACCACTGAGAAATCAGATCGCGGATCTCTTTAAGATTTGACGTTGTGTACAGCCCACTTGCTAGAGCTCCCTTTTCAGAATTATTTAACTCGTCAAGCAAATCCCGAAGCCTTGCCAACATTAATGCCGACTCATCATTAAAGATTTTTAGTAGCTCATTAACAGATTGAGAAGACACCCTATATAAATACGCCTGATGTTGGGTGAGTATTTCAATCAGCGATTTATCTTCTTTTGAAGCCATGCGTCACCTCTACAACGGCATACTGTCCCGTTCACCTTCAACTCGCTTCAGCTCATCCTGATAATCATGGGCAGGCAATTTACCGGTCGCAATATACTCCCAATATGTTTGGAAAGAGTTCTTTCCGGCAATTGCACCCTCATAAAGTTGTTTGGCCAGATTGATATCGTATTGCTGAACGATAAATTCAGGTTCAACTGTAAATGCATATTTTGTTGAATCTAGCTTTAACCACTGAGCTGCATATTTAATAGCTTGTTCAATAGCTGCAGCCGCACACATTACGATACTGTGAAGACTTGCTTGCTGATCGTCTTGTCGCGCACGGCGCGCTTCACCTGATTCCTGTGTATTGGTATCAACTACTTTAGCTCCAGCTTCTAATGCCGAATTCTTTTGTGCATCCATTTCCTTTTTAGTGAGTTCAATGCCACTACCTGAAATTTCGAGATAACCACACTGAGATTCACCAGGAAGGCTCCAGACAGCCATCACACCAGTAACGCTAATATCTTCATCACCCTCAAGTCCATTAATCCAAGGCTGCGGATGAGCTGTATGGTGAAGTGACTGGTAATAATCCGCACTGAGCTGGTAATACTTGAGTGCTGCCTTGGCCATGGTAAGCAATGGTACCGTTCCAACTTGTGGAGAATTATCGGTCGTACCACAGAAAACAAACGGCGTGAAAGATAGCTGATTACCGCCGAGATCTGGCGTTTTATCTTCTTCAACAGAGCCATCAAATAACCGTACAGTTAGCGCACCATCAACCATAGATAAAACACGGTGGACCGTCTTTGTATCATGCCCAAACTCATCTTCACTATTCTCGAATTGTTCCTCGAGCACTAACAGCTTTAGATCCTTACGGCCACCAATGCTGTTTTCCTTCCAGTTAATGATTGATAGCGCATCGTATAGAGCGAAATATGGCACACCAGCCCCATCAACATCGACAAGCAAACCACAGCGACCATATTCAAGTAATTCTAGGCAAATACGGATAAAGAGTTGTTTAAGCCCAAAACCGTCATTGGTTGCATTCTCTATCAAACCCTTTAACAGAGAACTTTCAATTACGATGTTAGGTTCCAGCTTTGAAACTAAACCAATCATCGTGCGTAGTGAATCCTGAACCCATAATGGATACTGAGCTCGACTTAGATAGGCTTTATAAATCTCTCCAGTCGTATCACCTTGCTTTTCAGCCTCAATCATTCCAGCCGATTTAGCTAGGTACTTAGTTTGTGCCTGTTTAATCTGCTCTTCACCAGCAACGGCGTCTCGCATAATCAACCAGCTTTTTTGTGCAGCAATATACTGCGGATGTTTATCAGTAACTGCCATAAAAACACCAATAAAAAAGCACCTAAAAAGGTGCGTTGTTTAACGGGAAAAACCAGCGATTGTGCGCCGTTCAAATACTTTCTGAATGATGATCGGGAATCTCTTGGCTATTGGATATCCACCAGCATCGCCAACGTGGTCCAAACCAGCGCTTTTATCTGGCATTCCAAAATCATCATAGACTTGCTGTTCTAAAGTAGCCGTAAAGTTAGGACACTTATTTGTGTTCACTTTTAAGTGTCGTTCACCCTCGGCATTTAGGATTTGTGCATTAACAGCAGTAATACGGTCTTTAATGCCCGGGTTCACACCATTCACTTCAACCTTAAAGCCATTTTTCTTTAAAATTGCATGATCGGATTCGCTAAATCCCTTTGATGAAGTTGCTTGCCCTGAAGCGTCTGGTATCACGGTAATATCATGATCAGGAAAACGCTCTTTGATCAGATAACACATCGTCGGTGTATCTCTCACGCCAACCAGTTCATCTAAAGCTCTTGGCTTCCCTTCTCGAATGACATAAACCACAGCAGCCATTTTAAGCACGTTAAAATCCATACCAATGAGTAAAGGCTCACCTTTCTTAATTTCTTCATCCGTGTGGTTTAGAACTCGATCAAAGTCGGGGTAAACAGCACCGCTGGTTAAATTGACAAACTGCCCTCTTAAATAAGCTGAAATTAATTGCGGCGGATAAGACTCATAAAGTGATGATATGTAGTCATCTGGAAGATTAGCTTCATTGTCATAAGTTGAAGCTTGAATCATTCCATATAGCTTACGCTTAGCCTCTGATTTATTTGCCTCTTTAACAAATTGCTCATAAGTGAATTTAAAGCCTTCTGGTGTTGTTGCCACATCAATACCATTGAGCAAACCAGCTTGTTTAAAGCGCATACGAGCAATGATTTTACGCCAAGCTTGTTGTGCTTTAGTCATCGCCATGACATCAAGTTCATCAATCAAGGCGTGGCCAATTTTAAAACCTACAATGGTTGCTGGTTTCTCCATAGACCGGCAAATGATTGTCGTTCGATATTGCCGACCATAATAGATATCCACCTCTTTATTGGTTTCATAAACCTTAGTTTTAAGCCCCCAATCGAAAGCAACCTCTTCAATAGTTGGAAAGAAAATGTCGCGAATCTGCGGGTAAGTTGGAGCAAAATAACCCAAAGGTACTTTAGGGAATTCCCAAGCTTTGTTGCATAAACTGGAGCATCCAACCCAAGTCTTTCCCGATCCAAAGCCCGCCACAAATGCACGGAATTTCTTTTCCATCTGTAAAAAATTAGCCTGAGGCACATTCAGCGTCGGATTGATGTTCGGCATCTTTTTTACTCGCATCTACAACTTGAATAGTTACCTTGACTGGTGTTGGGTCATCTGCCCCCTCACCATCACCACTTCTGATCTTTTCAATTTCAAGCTGCTTTAACTCAAGATTTAAAAGCATCAGGTCATAACCCTGCATTTCTTCCCGAACCTGCTTAATCACACCTTGCTTCATTAGCCTGTTGTTTTTCCAGTCTTCATAAATCTTCTGAAGTTCTTTAATACGATAGGCTTTATTAGCCAACGGGATGTCATAAACATTCTTTTTAAAGTCTTCTCGAGTTTTGTGAAAAAGGGTTACCAACTTCTTGCTTAGGTTCTTCCCAGTTGTTTTTGTCGGGTCATACGCTTCGCATTGCCTTCGGTCAATTTCAATACCAAATCTCTGTTTGACAGCATCCGCTACTTGTTGAGGGGTATCAAAGCAAGCAAGAGACTGAACTATAAAGATTTTTACAGGCTCTTTAAGTGCCGCCATACCTCCCCCTTTGTCCAACTACGTCCAACAAAACAGGCAAAAAAAAGAGCCATTCGGCTCAATTGATTACACAGTTGCCGCAGCATTTTGAAATATCAAGATTCGAAACAAACGGCGGATTTTTTGCGACTTCAATAAGTCGCTTAACATTTTTGCTTGGTCCATAACGTTTAACTACGCCAATAAACTCTTCAACGTCATGACCTGCAAGATAGTGCTTAGGAAGACCAGAACTATCGCTATAAACAATTTCTCCGTCCTCGTCTCTCATCACTCCAATGTGGTAAAGCTCATGTTCAAGTAAGTAACAGAACTCTGTATCGTTTGCACGCTCACAGAAAGAAGCGTCGACAGTTATTAAGTATGTTGGCACAAAGCCGAACCAGTCACGCATCTGTTGCTCTTGTCTAGCTTTACGCCAGCCACCGACGTTAAACATTACTTTTTCACATTGCCCAAGCACCATCGCCTGTTTGCTTTTATATGCAGAAGAGGCCCACGCGAATGCTAAAAACTCGTCATTATCATCAAGTAACTCAGCAATATGGTTATGATCTGGATTATAAAGAGGCCCACCTATCGTTAAGTAGTTGGCCACAACCCATTTCTTTAGGTCTGGTGCCGGTATTAAACGGAGTGCTTCCTCTTCTTCGGCCTGATCCATAAAATCAGTTGGAGGAAATGGTCTGATCTGATCCATTAAATATTTGCCTCTTTAAATTTTTAAGCCATTGGCTTGCGAAATGAGCTTGGATCTGTAATGGACCAGATTCATTAATCTTAAATCTTGGTGCTGCCTCTAACCGAACAACGGTATATCCCATTGATTCAGCAACATCGTAACGGTCCATACTCCACGCCTTTGTTGCCAGCTTGCCCTTTCGGCCACCAGACCAAGGTCCACCAGCAATTTCAACTAAAATACGATGTTCAATTAAATGAAAATCAAAGCGCCAATGCTTTGTTGATTTAAACTGGAATTTCTTTTCGTATTTAATTTCCAGATTGTCTAAAGCTTCAGTAAATTCTTCCTCTGCCTCTAAGTACTTTTGAGTAGCTTTAGGTAGCGGTCTGGATTTAGGCTTGGTTTTAGGTTCTTTTTTCCGAGTAAGCCAAAAGTATTCTGTAGAATCCATTATTCTCACCCATAAAAAAACCGCCCTAAGGCGGTGGCTAAACTCACAGGCAATATAGTATTACTTCTTAAAAGTTGCCTTATAAAGCTTTGAATTAAAGTAATCCGTAATTTCTTTACCTTCGTTTTGAATTTTTTCCTCATTTAAGGGTAAAAAATCTAATTCAGATTTGAAGCTCATATACTCTGGAATAAATTTCTTTATAGGCGGAGGTGGTTTAGGTCCACCTTCTGTAATTTTTTCGATAAATCCAGCTAACCATAAAATATACTCACCTTCTGAATTATGAGGAGGAATCAAACTCACATCTATTTTTACTTTACATTCATCTAATTGTTTACTAAACAATTCAACAAAATCAATAAAATTATATTTTAATTTAAATTCTGTTCCCTCAATTTCTCTGCGTATACATGTCATAAGTAAGTTCATATTTTCAATACAGTCATGTGAAAACAATTCCTCATCTTTAATTTTGTTATAAATATTTTCCGCAAACATGAGATACTGTGTCATTTCAGCAGCTCCTCATTTTTATAAAGTATTTTTCTTAAGGTAGTCCTATTATAACAATGTTGCAACAAGAAATTTTCTATTTTTAGTTTAAGAAAATTTTAAAAATTATAAAAACGATTATATTCAATAAATTAGTACAAATAAAAGCTATGGAAGTTTGATCTTTCTATTGAGCTTTAAAATGGATTATTGTGTTTAAATCATCAATTTAAAAAGCTTGCCTAGTAGGCAAGCTCCCCCTTTTTGATATTTGCGCTGATCAACAAGGTTTAGTGTTACCTACAGCAACACACTGATAATACAGAAATATTTAAAAATAAAAAAGCCCACTTCCTATTTTTATTTAGAAATGGACTTAGCGAAAAAAAACGCTTAAACCTGAAATAGGAAATATCTATTCGGAAATATCTCCAACTTCATATTGGCATAATATTTAAGCACTAGCAATAGGGATTGAATTAAAAATATTAAATATTCATATTTAAATAGATAAAGATTTCTTTTTAAATAGTTTTATTTTTAGCCTACATAATTTTTTTACTTATCAAGAGTTATAAAGAATATGTGCCCATCAATAGGTAATACTTAATAAGGTCTTATGTGTAGTAACCATTAGGCTCTAGAGACTAAGAACTCAAACTGACTAAAAATAAAATAATTAATTTTCAATATCAATGATCATATACTGCAAAGTTAAGTATATTCCAACTTCTCCATTGTTGAGTGCCTCATATAAGTCTTCATCAACGAAATCTCCAGATTCATCATATAGCCATTTATGAATTTGAATAAT